GCATGGAATAGAAGTGTTAGAATCGAACTACAGACCGCAGCTGGTGAAGTGCATGAATGGTTTAGTAAAGCTATTACAACAGGTGTTTCTATTGGTGACACATCTACTGCTGGTACCGCTTCAATACCATCAACTACATTAACTGTAACTGATGGTGTAGCAACTGTAGTTGTAAGCGGTGACGAAGCTGATTGGCTTGACACTGAAACGGATACTCTTACAGTAGCAGAAGCTACAATCTTAGGCTACACAGTAGCAGCTAAAACAAGTGTAGAAACATTCACAGCATAAAAATTTAGTAGGGAGTAATCTTATGGTTGCTCCCTATTTTAGAAAGAAGGTATAAAATGGCAACGTATTTTGGTACAGGTGTTGTATGGGATAAAGACAAAAACAAGCGATTATGCAAATTTGTTGATAGTAAATTCCATACAACTGATGAATACACAAAAAACAAGCTTGATGAATTAGGTTACATTGCAGATCGTGACGATGAAATAGTTATCATAGAAGATGATCATGTTGAAGAATTAGAGGACGAATTAACCAATTTAAAAACTTATTGCAAAGAGCAAGGCTACAAAGGTTATGGTAATTGTAAAGATGTAGAAAGCATAAAAGCATTTATTGCCAGAAAAGAAGGTGATTAAATGAGCGAGAACAGACAAACCGAACTAATGGAAAATACCAATAGTATAAATGGTAATTCTGTTAATACAGTTGACTATATTTCTGAAAAGGTACATGCAGGAGAGTTTTTAACTGCAGCACATGTTTTTACATCAGTCGCTAATGGTGAAACAGTTTACACCAGACAAGCGGTTGGCTCAACAAAATATTTACATTCTACACTAGAATTAAGTTCAACGGGGTTGTGGAATTTTAAATCATATATAGGCACTACCTATACGGATGATGGCACAGCTGTTACACAAGTAAATAGGAAGTCTGATAGTTCTTATGTACCTGACGGGTTAATATATCATACTCCTACAATTGATGCACTTGGTACATTAAGGCTAGATTTTGACTTTGGTAGTGGTACTAATCCGGCTAAAGCAACTACTGCTGTAGGATCAGAGCGTTTAGAAAGCGTATTTGCTCCAGATTCTGATATATTGGTTGCCTTAACAAACAATTCCGGCAGCACACAAAGAATTTCTGTAGTTGCTAATTACTACGAAGAAGCGTAGGTGATGATATGAGCGAAAACAGACAAACCGAGTTGATGGAAGGTTGGACCAGCGCCACAGGTAGTTTAGATGTTAAAGTCCAAGACCAAACGAGCGCACCTGTTATATTCAGATTAAACAAAGTAATAGGTGAAACAACATTAGCAATAGTTACAGCTATAGGCGATAAGTCAGTTACAGTTGCCGATAGTACTGGAATGGTTATAAATCAATATGTTAGTATTTTGTCAGCACCTGATAATAGGTTTTATTTAGGTAAGATACTAGGCATAAGCGGAAATATAATCACTTTAGATACACCGCTAGATTTTGCGTTCCCTGTTGGTACTGGTATGGCTTTTAGAAATGCAAATATGGCTGTCAACGGTAGCGTAACACCACAAGTTTTTTCTGTTCGTGGTGATATTGCAGATATAGGTGTAGAGATTGATATAACTAGAATTATATTCTCTATGACGTGCGATACTGTAGTTACATTCGCAAAATTCGGAGATTTAGCAGCATTGACAAATGGGATAGTATTAAGAAGAAAGAACGGAACATATAACAATATATTCAATGTAAAGAGTAATGCTGAAATTGCTGGAATAATGTATGATATGACAATATATTCAGCTGACAACCCACAACAAGCAGTTGACGGATTAAACGCTAGATTGACATTTAACGGTCAATCGAAGATAGGTATTGTTATAAGAATAGGACCTGGTGAAGATTTAGAGTTGATTGTCCAAGATGATCTTAGTGGACTGTTGAACTTTGAAATAATGATAGAAGGTCACATTGTAGAAGATTAGAGGTGATTGTATGTTAAACGCAGTCTTAAGAGAACTTAATAACTACTTCATTAAATACACTAATGGCGTTGCAAACTTCACCTTTTCAAAAGAAGTTACTTTTACATCTAACGACACGCTAACAGCTACGAGTTTTGCTGATACTTTTATAGCAGGTGAGTATATACACATTGAAGGAACCAGGGTTAATGATGGTGTCTATCTAATAAGTGCTATTGATGCAACAACTATTACTATTGATGCAACAGTTGATTTTACAATAACCAATGAACCAGAAGTATCAACAACACTAACTAAGCTTTATATACCTGATGATGTTATTCAACTAGTTGATGAAATAAACACATATAATACGAATAACGAAGATGGCGTAGTAAGTGAATCACAAGGTAATAGGTCGGTAACTTTTGATGGAGGTTCAAGCTGGCGTAAAGCTTTTTCAAAACGATTAAGTTCATACCGTAAAGTGAGGTGGTGTTAATGCCAAACTGGCAAACTGACACTATAACATTCCAAACAGTAGTAGGGGTAAACAACTACGGTGGTGTTACTCAAACATGGAGCGACACAGCAAATACAGTATTAGTAGATGCACAACAGATTAACAAAGAACTTGCTTTCAAGAATTGGGGATTTACTGAAGATACTGAATATCGTCAAATATTTGATCACACGCAAAACTCTAATTGGGAAAAAGGCGACCAGTGCAAATTAGACGGTGAACAGTGGTGGCAACGCAAAGTTGATGCAAACATGGGTAAAATGGGAGCATCCAATCACACATTTATAGTATTATCTAAGGTTGTGGGGTAAATGGGCGTTAAAATCCTTGGCATGAAGCAAGTTCAAAAGAATCTTGATAAGGTTGGTAAGAGTTTATCTGAAGCTAAGACTAAAGGACTAATTGAAGTTGGCGAGACTGGCGTAAGTATTATTAAACGCAACACACCTGTTAAGGATGGGCGTTTAAGAGGTTCTATGACTTATACCATAGCTAATAAGCAAGATGGCTTAGAAAGCCCAGCGTCACGCTCTGACACGTTGGATAAAAACCCTAAGAAAGATGTAGTTATATTAGGAACTAACGTTATATATGCAAGGCGTGTAGAGTTCTTTAGTAAAACTGGTTCGGCTGGATTCTTCTTAAGATCATTTAATCAAATCAAGAAAGTAGTAAAACCAATATTAGAAAAACATTATAAGAGGGCGTTAAAATGAGCGTAATGACAACTGTTTATAACGCGGTAACAACAGATGCAACTATCAGCGGATTGATAGGTACTCGTATGTATTGGAAGAACCCTACATTAGAAGACACATTTCCTCTTCTAAGCTATTTTACAGCTGACGAGACAGGTGATTATAGCTTTGGTGGTACTGGCGTTACACAAGAAGCTGAGGACGCAACAATACAAATTAATATATATGTAGATTCTTTTTTAAACATGGATACTATTAAATCTCAATTAAAAGTAGTTATGAATGGTTTAGGCTTCAGGCAAATACAAGGAGCTGAGACATTCGATGCTGCATTATCTAAACAAGTAAGAGCTACAAGGTGGGTGTTGACAAATGTTTCAGATTTTTAAACGTGTAAAAGCACTCGAAGAAGAAAACAAAGCGTTAAAAGCACATTTAGAATCATTGTTTGAATATGTTCAATCAGTTTCTAATCGTGTTGATGATATACAAGAAGATATTAAAACACCGCCTACATTTGGCGGTAAATAGGAGGAATCAACATGGCTATTAAAGGTTGTGGAGCAAGTTTTTCATTAGGAACAAATGCAGTAGCTGGATTAAATAGTATTTCGAACTCGTACAGTGGTGATTCTTTAGATGTTACTACATTTGATTCATCTTGCTTACGTGAATTTATCGCAGGATTACGAAGCGGAACAATCGACATTGGTGGCTTCTATCGTCCGGATGACACAACAGGACAAGCTGCAATGTTTACTGCATTCTTAACAGGTACTACATTAACAACAACTCAACAACCTAAGTTCCTTGTTGATGGCACAAATGGTTTTAGTGGTGATGCTATTATTACTGCTTACAATGTTGAGGTTGCTGTTGACGGTACTGTTAATTTTACAGCTACTATGCAAATGACAGGCACTATTACAGTAGAATCATAGGAGGGCGAATAAATGGCTTTAAAAGGCTATAACGCTGCTGTGAAGGCTCAATCGTCCTCTATAGTCTTCACTGATGAAGCGACAACAACAACGGACGATCAGAATTATGTAATAACAGACACAGCCAAAAGAATAATCGCGCTTGATGCAACTGTTGTAGTAGAAGATGGTGGCGTCCCTACTACTGAGGATTATACATTAAGTAGACTAGCAAACAACGACATTAATGTAACGTTTGGCACCGTAGACGCTGGACGTGTGATTACTATTACTGGTGAGTATGTTGTATTAAGCACAATAACAACAGCTTCAGGCTTTACGTTTAGCGGTTCGGCTGATTCGCTTGAAATAACGCCTTTTAATCAAACTGGTTTCAGAGAGTATCAAGCTGGATTAGTTACAGCTACAGCTGATTTATCAAGATTCTTTGCAACGGATAGTTTCTTTATAAACATGCTATTAAACAGTGAAATAAAAGTTATAGAATACTATCCAGATTCAACAGGTGATCCTATTAGATTCTTTGGTTTATTAACAAGTGATAATGTGGAATCACCAGTTGACAATGTAATAACAGAAACGTTAACTTTCCAAGTAACTAACGAAATAAATTCGGGGGTATAGAATGGCAGATATTAGACAACAATTTATAGCTTTATCAGAAAAGAAACAACACTCTGAACCAAAAGATTACGGAGAACTAGAAGGAGTAATGTTTCGACAATTAAATACTCTTGAAGGAGAGAAGCTTGGACAGCAGTACCGTACTGCTGCAAGTGACGGAAAGATAGAAGGAATTACATCAAGCTGCTTGGTTCGATTGATTTGTGATGAGAACGGTGAACGTGTATTTAAAGACTCAGATGTTGGAATCATTAACAACATAGCTGGTTGCATTACTTCCGAAATGCTACAAGATGCATTAAGGTACAACGGACTTATTAAAACGGCGGTTAAAGAAATAAAAAACTCATAAGCACGCCAGATGAACGATTTAAATATGATCTAGCTGGTTATCTGCATAAGACTGTACATGAGATTAAAACAGGAATGCCTTATGCAGAACTAGTTGGATGGCGTGCTTATTTCGAGATTAAAGAAGGTGAAAAGAATGGCTAATGTAGGTGAATTAGTAGTACAAGTAACCTCTGATGATAGCGGTTTACAATCTGGTGTATCAAGTTCTAAATCGTCATTACTTAGCCTTGGTAATGTTGCAGCCGCCGCTGGCGTTGCTATAGTCGGTGCGTTTGCTGCTGTTGGTAAAGCTTCATTAAAGCTTGGCATGGAGTTCGATAAAACCATGTCAGCTGTAAGTGCTATAACTGGTGCTGTTGGTGATGATTTTGACGAATTAAGAGAAAATGCAAAACTGTTAGGTGAAACAACTGCTTTTAGTGCTTCTGAAGCTGCTGAAGGAATGAAGTTTCTTGGTATGGCTGGCTTTGAAACAAGTGAAATTATTGCTGCAATGCCTGGATTATTAGATTTAGCGGCAGCGAGTGGAACCGATCTAGCGAGAACTGCTGATATAGTAAGTGACTCTATGACTGCATTCGGTTTGTCGGCAGAAGAAACAAGTCATTTTGCTGACGTTTTAGCTATAGCGAGCTCTAAAGCAAACACTAATGTAGAAATGTTAGGAGAATCATTTAAATTTGTCGCTCCTATAGCTGGAAGTTTTGGTTTTACTGTAGAAGAAACAACAGCTGCTTTAGCTGTAATGGCTAACAGTGGTATAAAAGCTTCACAAGCAGGAACAACGTTACGTGGAGCAATGATAAGAATGGCCGATGGTACTGGTGCAGCTGGAAAAATGATGCATAAACTAGGTATAACTATGGCAGACTCAGAAGGAAACATGAGACCGCTAGAAAATATAATCCATCAACTTAGAAATTCTTTTAAAGACCTTACAGAAGAACAACAAGCGCAAGCTGCAAGTGCTCTTTTTGGCAAGAATGCTATATCTGGTATGCTAGCAGTTATAAACGATTCGGAAAATGAATTCGGTAAACTCGTTGTGCAAATGGAAGACGCTGAAGGTGCTGCTGGTGAAATGGCAGACACTATGCTTGATAACTTAGGTGGTCAGTTAACTATACTTAAATCTGGACTTGAAGGTATAGGACTTGCTGTAAGTGATGTTATAACACCAGCGTTTAGAGTCTTCACGTCATTTATACAGGACAACTTACCTACTATTAAAGAAATTACAGTAGGAGCGTTTCAAGCAATAATTGATTTTGGTGGAATGGTAGCCAATGTTCTAGGTGTGCTTTACAACTGGTTTAAAGAGTTCATACTTCCTGTAATGCAAGACTTTTCTAATTTTATTATGGAGAATATGCCAGCCATACAAGCTGTTACACAGCAAGCGTTGAGCGTTATTGTGGAATGGGCTACTATAGTATGGACATTCTTTAAAGAACACTTGGTACCAATAATAATGGAAATATGGAATGTTGCAAAAGCTGTATTCCCAAGCGTTAAAGAATTAGCTGTTAGCGCATTTGAATTGATTAAAGTTGTTGCAGAAGCTGCGTGGGTTGTATTTAAAGATTTCTTAGTCCCTGTATTTAACGAAATAGGGAAAGTTGCAAACGTTGTATTTCCTGTTATAGCTAAAGTTGTAGGTGATGCATTTAAAACAGTAATAGATATTTCTAATTCTTTAATAAAAGTTGTAACTGCTGTAATAGAAACAATAAGCAAAGCTTTGAAAGCTGTTAAAGAATTTGTTGGCGCGTCAAAAGGTACCGGCGGTGGTGGATTGAGCAAAAGTGAATCTAAAGGTTTTTATTCGACAAAAGGCGGAGTTACTAGCTATACAGACAGATCGACAGGAAAAACTTCACCCGCAAAGTTAAGCGGAGCAAGAGCGAACGGTGGACCTGTAACTTCTGGACAATCCTTCTTAGTAGGGGAGCGTGGTCCAGAGATATTTACACCTAATTCAAGCGGTATGATTACTGCAAATGGTAAAGGTGGAGGCAGCACAAATAATATAACAATAAATATTATGTCTAATGATCCTGATTCTATCTTCGATGAATTAGTTAGAAGATTAAACCAACAGGGGGTATTTGCATAATGGGACTAACAATTAACGGGGTAGCCATCAAACCTAAAGATGGCTCCCTTAGAATATCCGATGAAATAAATGCAAAATCTACAGCTACTTTTACAGTTGTAGACAGACAAAGAGCGTACAGTATAGAAAACGGTCAAGAAGTTATTATAACCGATGGCGCAACAAGAATATTCGGTGGAATAATAGACCGTAGAGTTAAAAAAAGCCCACATGCTACTGATAGCGGTACGAGGATACTTTTTTACGAGGTTACCTGTAAAGACTTTAACTCTATCCTAGACCGTGGAAAGAAACTAGCAGAAACCTATGTTAACACAACCGTAAGCGATATTATAAACGATACTGACAATGACAGGACAATAGGTGCTATATTAGCAAGTGAAAATATAACTGTAGGGGCTATAAGCGGCGGTAGTGTTGTTATAAAGCAAGCTGTATTCAATTATATTAGCGTTACAGACGCTTTAAATTACATTAAAGACGTAACGGGGCTTAACTGGAATATAGACTATAACAAGGAATTAACACTGTTTTACAATGAAGATAACACAGGTAGTTCTTATAACGACTCACAAGTTCTAGACATGTATATCGATGAAGAATACAAAGAGTACCGTAACAGTCAAATAATTCGTGCTGGTAGCGATATTACAGACACGCAGGACGAATTACCTACACCTCAACCAGATGGAACATCAAGACAATTCTTAGTTGATTTCCCTATAGCTGAAAAACCTAGTATATTCTTAAACATTAGTGGCGGTGGTGAATCGCAAGTATTAGCTTCTGACATTGGCATATTAGGATTAGATGTAGGTAAAAAGTGGTATTGGAATAAAGCTAGCAAATCAGTGTCACAAGATCAAGCTGAGACTGTATTAACGTCTTCTGATACAATAAGAGTAGAATACAAAGGATTAGTACCTATAGTTGTCCAATCTGATAACCCATCACAACAAACAGCTAGACAAGCTATCGAGGGCGGTACTGGCGTTTATGAATTTGTAACAGACCTAAAAGAAATAGACGATAGAGCCGCAGCATTATCTTACGCAGAGGGTCAATTAACTAAATACGCTGACATACCAATGCATGTTTATATTACATCTAGGAGTCTTAGGCAAGCAGGGCAATTGATTAATATACAATCAGATGCTTTAGACATAACAGGTAATTACTTAATAGAACGCGCTACAATAGCACAAGATAGATGTGACGATGGCGATTCTTATATCTATACTTATAAGTGTGCAAGTGGTGAAAGTTTAGGATCATGGGTAGAGTTCTTTAGATCAATTAGAAACGCAGGACAAGACTTTGTTATTAGAGAAAATGAAATACTTGTATTGTTGGTTAATATTAACGAGACTGTACAAAATGATAGCGATTATACTATACAAGTTACCAATGCGT